TATTCTAATAACGCAGCAACCCGCGCTGCTTCGTCGAAGCCGGGGTCGCTAGGCACGTCCCACTCATGCCCGCCGCCAAGTCCGGAGACACGTACGGGAGACAGCACCACTGGATGAGACTCGTGCCAGAATTGGCCAGCATACTTATCGTAACCCGCGCCCACTATCGGATTTAGGTGTTGCGCCAGCCCCGGTAAATACTGTTGGACCACCAGCGGGATGGCAGCAGCAACTTCCTCTTCTGTCAACCCGGTTTCTTGGGCCACATCTCTTATCTCATTCGAAAGCATTCCCTGCCACGCTATACGCTCGAGGGGCCCACCCGCGTACGCTGGCGTCCTCCGGTACGTCTCCTCCGGTGTAAGATAAATAAGCGAGTTGCCTTTGCCTATCAGTTCGCTTCCCTGCGTATCCAGATTTAGTGGAAACGTGGTTGCTGTAGGATATGGATGTGGATTTATCAGTCCGGGTTGGCGCATTACCCCAACGGCTTCCTCCCAGTCGCCATACCCAGTAATGAGCATAGCGAGTGCCGCCAAATCCTCGATTCCGGCCATCGCGTATTCGGACCACCCTTCCGCCGCAGCCGCTTCTTCTTCCGGTGTGAGGTCAGACCGCCCCGCGGCTAGTTTCTCGTAGGCGCTACGGTACTCCGGTGTTTGTCCAACCCCAAAAGGAAATTGCGCAGGTTCTATCGGGGGCATGAACTTATCCATGAACTGCGATACTGGATTCAGCCCAAATACGATTCTTCCTAGAGGGCTATCACCGAAAGGGTTATACGTGGCCCAATCCGCCGCCTCACGGCCTTGCCATTCTGAATACGTTTCGGCAAGGTCGGTCAGCCATTCGGGCGGTACAAGCCCTTCTGGTACTGGCGCGGGCGGTATCGGCGGGAATTTGACGGCCATAGGTCTACTTATCCTATGGGGAACCCACCGGTACGCAAGTATTGCCACATGTCTGGCGCCAATCGGTTCCATTGTTGTGGCGGCCAAATCGGCGTGCCACCAACATTTACATCATATTCTGAGGTGGGCACTACCTGAAACGGCCACTCGGGGGGCCCTAGCCCAGTCTTGAGAATTGCATCACCGTCGTCCGCCCATCTCAGCGAAAAGGGGCTAGTGGCCCAAGAAGGTACCCTCAAAACGTCATCCCAACCAAAGTCGGGGTTTTCCACCATGTAGTGTGAAATCGGGTATTCTGGGGGCACGGGTGTCGCTAAGTAAGGTGGGGCGCCGGTAGTGGGCGTCCCGTACGATTGGTTTATCACGTACCTTTCAAACTCTGATGGAGTCATATATTCCTTAAGCCTATTCCCAAAACCGTCTTGGTCATCATCAGGCCATCGGTAGTGGGTGCCTTTCCTATCCATGTAACGGGCAGCATTCGCCTGCTCTTCCGGCGTCCAGTTGGGGCGCGCAGGAGTGTTAGCGAGATTGGGGGCGCCTTTCCTATCTTCTAAGCGGTCTTGTTGCAAGCGCGCAGCTTTGATTTTATCGACAATCTCCTGCATCCAGTCAGCAGCATACATTCGAGGGCCTTGCCGGTTCCGCATGTTTTGCGCCATACGCGTCTGCTCTTGAGCGCGTTGCCGTCTCTCGCTCTCCGAGACTCTGCCGCCCTGCTGGCGCCAATCTGGCTGCGTTCCCCGACGCTTTTTGTCTTCTCTGGCGCTCCGTAACCGCTCCACCAACCTTTGCCGGTCCCTCAAGAAATCGGGAAACGAAGTCTCCGGGGTAAATCTCCCGGCTATACCCTGAATGCCCGGGCCAGTGTGAGGCCCAAGGCCAGTGCCGATAGTGGAGCCGATACCTCCGCGGGTAAATGCGCTCAACGGCAGAGAGTATGGTACTTCTGGTGATGTGCCCCAAGGGCCTATAGGGTGGTCTGGTCTGTGCATTAGATTTTCTCCATGAACGGCTCGGGCATTTGTACTGCTGAAAGTACAGAGCCGTCGTCTGCAAAATTGGTTGTGAATTTCAGCGGTGTGCCTATCGAATAGGCGTTATTCCGGACTGTATGCAGGGCTGAGGCCGCCAAAGCAACGATTGAATCGACGTGCCGGCGTGTATTCTGCTTGGCAATGCGCCAACCACGCTTCTTTTCAATCGCCACAGCGGCGAGTGCCTGCTTTCGTAGTGTCTCTGATGGGTACATCTGCAAATTCTTGAACTCCAATAACTCGTACAACTGCTGACTGGCAGCCGTTAAGTTCGGTTCGGTCTGCGGAAACTCGACCATCGGCAGGTTACGCTTCCGCAAAGTTACGGCAGAGCGGTGAAACTGGAACGGGTCATAACTTATTCCACTAACACGCATCCGTTTCACGCAGTCCAGCAGGTAAGCCTCAATGGTCTCCTCTAAATCGAGGGGTTCATCCACCGAAGGTACCCAAATACGGTGACAGGCCAGTATAACTGACTGGGCATCGCGGTCGTAATACGTGCCTACAACCGCACTGCTGTCCCGCTTTACTGACGCATCTACGTGTAACCATACAGCCTTCTCTGTATCTGAGACAAGTGGTTTCACGCCGTTGACGCACGCATCCCACTTACCGCTGTCGATGAAGGTCTCCTCATCGGTCGCCCAACGGTTCTCATGCAGGCGCAGGAAAGCTGATGCCCGCAGGTTAGAACGCTGGTTCTCATGATACTCCGCCGGTGTTTGCCCTAGTCCGGGATGAGTATGTAGCTCATGGTCCCAGTAGGTGAACAGGTTGCCGTTACGGTAACAGGGCAAATCTTCTAATTCCGGTATCTTCTCGCCCTGCCCAGAAGGATGTTCGTCCTTATTGACACCCCGTACATACAATTCCCACAGAGTATCCGATTGTCCCTCAAAGCCAGCATAGGTCGAAATGAACCTGACCGAGTTGGTACGGGTCGGTACCGGCGTCAATTCGTCCCACAACCTCTGCGAGCGTGTACTGGTGTAAGCCCAAAGCTCGTCCCACAGCGTTAAACCGTGGTTTGAGCCGGCCGCAGAGGCGTAATCCGATGCGATTGCCACGATTTTCGTGCCTGACCGCTCGAATACTATCTCTTTATTGGTAAGTTTCACCAGACTTATGGCAGGATTCTTGCGTATCGCGTACTGAATCTTCTGGAATACACGCGCCTGAGCCTGCTCAAAGTCATTGGCAATTACATAAATCTCGTTCGGCGGCTCCTGTGTTAGTGCGAACCATAAACCAACCACGGCGCCAATGAGCGTCTTGCCGTTTTTTTTAGGTGCTGACCAAACGACGGTCTCGTAAGGGAACCGACCGTCTGGGGCTTTAGTAAATACATGACGCAATATACGCTCTTGATTGTCCGTGAGCATAACGGGTCCGGCAACGGGTCGCCCATTGACTCGCTTGCGGTCGTTGACGTAGAAGCCGAGTGGCGACGTTGCCCATTCCGTTAAGCTATTTAGGTTTACTTCTGAATTCACGCCGTAACACCTCGATTGCTGCTGTGACCTTTGCTATGGTCGGTGCGTCTTGACTCACGCTCTTCAGATACACCAACTTCTGTATAGCCTGTTGCAAACTGACACGGCCAGCCTTTACGGAAGCGATGAGTTGGCTGGTGCTAGGCCAACCGAGTGCGGTCAGGCTTCCTTCGGGCGCTGCCGGCCCCGCCTGCTGTCTTTCTGCCGTAACAGGTTTCTGGGACTGCGGGGGCTTTATCGTCGAGGGCGTTTCCAAGGCCGCAACCGGCTGTGGCGGTTCGTATCCTTGAGATTGGCCGCTCGGCATTGTATATGGCGTTGTGTACCCGAAATCGCTCCCACCGCCAAAACCCGGCCCGCTTTTGCTGAGAGTATCCGATGGCACAAATGACGTGGGCGCCTGTGGACTGGGGCGCGCCGCCGGCCAGACCTGCTGCGCGTACCTCATCGGATTACCTTCGGCGTCAACAGTAGGGGGACGAACAAAGCCTTCGGGCATATAGCCTTTCGGCTGTGTCGTCATCCCCGGGCCGGGGCGATACCCGAAACCCGGTGACGGGCCAACCCGAGGCGACATTCGCGGCGGCGCTTGTTGCCAGCCCTCTGGGGCTGTCCAGCCATAACCGGTAGTAAATTCCTCGCCTGTGTCCGGCTTCCACCAATTCCAGAGTGCCATTAATAGTCCAGTGTCTCGTAGTCGTAGGGATTCTCGATGTAATCAAAGGGCGTAAAGCCGGATGGGTCTATTGACTGAACGGTGCGCCTGAATACCTCTTCATCAAACATCTCGTCGTCGGGTACACCCCCTATCTTTTGCCTCATGCCAGTGGCATTATAGGGACTGAAGTGGGGCGTGGGTTCCAGCCAAGAGAAACCCTCGGGCATTTGGAATGCCTCTTCATTAAACATCGGGTAGAACTGTTGCAGGGGCGGCGGAATCATGTACGGCGCCTGCTCCCCGAAATAAGTGTAATGGTGTCCATACGGGTCATCGGGCGGCACGTCGGTGGGGTCATAGCCCATCTCTACGGCGGCCGCTAACGCCGCTTGGAAGGTGGCATCTGACAGCCGTTGCCGTGGACCGGTCATCTCGCGCAGCCACTTCAGGTAGTCTGGCGGTGACCCGGACTCCCTCATCAGCTCCCTCGCGTATTCGGTTATTGGATTTGAGGTCTTTTGCCCATAGTAGTTGTCAAGCACGTGCATGACCTCGTGCCCGAAGACGCCAGCTAACTGGTCGTGGTCTTGGTAACGCGGGTCTCCAG